GTACCAACCCCAGGCGAGATGAGTTTCTGCACGCTGATGGTTGCGGTGGCTGCGCTGTTGACGGTTTCCAGCGCGATGCCGAACAGGTATCCCGTGTTCTTCTTGCTCAACTTCGGCGTGTCGGCATCGACGTAGTAGATGGCATCACCAACTGCCACAGCCGAATTGCCGTTTTGATCGACCCCCTTCACGCTGAGCGCCCATACTTTCGGGCCGAAATCCACCGTCGTTTTTGTGGAGGAATTTCCCCCCGCGCCTTCCGCCGTCAGTGCAACACCAGTTTGAAATCCGAATCGAACCGGATCATTCTTGACCGGCGTGGCGGGGTTACTGCATACGACACTCAAAGTCCACGTGTCGCCATGAATCAGATCGCCTGCGGTTGCCATTTAGAATACCCTCCCTGCGAATTTCTCCGCTGGCACGCCGGTAAGCACCGCCAGATTATCGGCGGTTCGTTTCCGCGCCTCAGCCAATGTCTTCTCGTCGTCGACCAGCGCGGCACCACCCATACCGCGGACCTGGCCGCTCCCGCTAATGCGTGCGATGTACTCGACCTCAGCCTTCGCCGCCGCTTCGATGAGCGGGCCGAATGCGGCATCATCGAGAACACCATCTTTGATCGGCGCCTGCGCCGGCAGTGATTCCGCGAGTCGTGCGCGTGTGACCTGGGGCATTGTGATGCTGGCCAATTTGCGCATCACGTAATCGCGAGCATCGCGAATCCCCAACGCCTCACGCAATCGTGCAGCCTCCAATTTGGAGGCTGCTGTTTCTTTGCGTAGAGGTTCGACTTGAGCCTCCACCAGAGCCTTGACCTGCTCTTCTGTCATTTCGATTTTCTCCTCTACTATTGAAATCGGCGAAGACCCCCGACCCGCCGCCTCGAACATCTGAACTATCTCGCCACCGCGCCCCGGCACGGTGACGTAATCCACTGACCGCACTGCCGCGATCTTCTCGATCATCGGACCTTTGCGCCCCTCGGCCTCACCCTGTTTGCTGATGCCTGAGGCACGGATCGATACGCCGATATGCGGTGCCAGTTCTTTCACCGCATTCGTGAAAGCCTGAAACACTTTCGCGCGCGCATATATCCCTGGGCCGGTAGGTCCCTGCTCCTCCCATCGCGCATCCTCTACGAGTTCTCCTGCCAGTCGATCAAGCGAACCTTCCGGTTTCGCCGATTCCTCCGCAGCGGTCTGGTGATCCCAGAACATTTTCGTTCCGCGCTTGAACACGGGTGTGGACTGCTGGAGAAGTGCGGGGGAGTAATAGCCGGATGCGCCCCAACCGGGGGAGATGAGTTTCAGATTCGCCGTGGCCGCCGCCTCAACGAGCGGAATGCAATCGCCGTCAATCGCGCATTCCTCCATCTCGCCAGGCTGCTCAATCATGTCCATTAGCTCTTTCATGGCCCGGCGGATTTTCTCCATGTTCGCCTTACTGATTTTTTTCCCGATCTCTAACAGTTCGGTCGCGCTCATCTGGGGTCTCCTCGTTCGGTCGCTGCTGCTGTAGTTGCAATTGCATTTTCTCGGCGCGTGCTATTTTCTCGGCGCGTGCTACTTCAAGATCGATCAGTGCCGCTTCTACATCTTGCACACCAAGCGCTTCCAAAATCAAGCGTGCCGTAATTTTCCATGGGATCGTGGCCGCTTCGGCCTTGCCGTCGAGTGTAGCGCCTGACACGATTCCGCCGATTGTCTCGGCAATATCGTGCTCCAAAATCGGAGGGAATGAGATTTTGATTTCCGTCTTCGCTTGGTTCTGGAACGCAAGCCGACCACCCACAGCAGTACTGCTCCGCGCCACAACGTATTGCAGGATCGTCTGCAGTACCGAGCGCCACAGTTCCTGACGATCCCTGAATTTCAGTTCGGTTGGGCGGTCCAGGCTTTTCGCCGTCGCCAAATTCCCGGTGCTCATATCGCCGAAGAACGTCTCAGGCAATCCGCTGGCGGCCGCCACCATCAGCAGCATGCGCCGGCCGTCCTCCGCGCTCGTTGTCGCGCCTGCCGTTCGAATCGGCGCCATCTCGGCACCCGAACTGATGAACGTTGAACCAGTCACTGCCGGCGGATTCCGTTCCGCATCCGGTGCCAGCGTAGTATTCAGTCGGCTCTTCGCACTCGCAACACCGCGGGCACCACCTGTAGTTTTCAGATTCCAGGCGAATCTCGAATATGCTCTGACGATAGTCGCCCAGTCCTCGAGGAACGCGGAATAGCTACGTGCCCAATCGATGGCCTGGTAAACCTCGGGCACACCGTAGCACATATCTGAGAGACCGCCAACACGCACGTGGTAGACCGGCGTATCCCACAGCACTGGGTTGCCTGCGATTGCCGGATATCGTTCCGCCGGCTCATAGCCGAGGGCCGGATAGTAGACCGTCATCGGCTGCAACCGCTCTTTGCCGGTTTGCAGATCGAGATCACGTTGTTGCCAAGTGCGTTTGTAGTACCACGGCGATTTCGAGTCATCTGGATCGCAGATAATTTCCTCGATCTCATCAACTCCGATGCTTCGGAGCTGTACTCCCCCCGTCAGGATGTCGGTGAAAAAGGCGAAGAACAGATTCCCCAGGACTTGGAGATCCTGCTCTTTCATCGTGCGCGCCTGATGTCCAGTGAGTTCACACTGGTTTTTCTGATCGTCCCAGAAATCGCTGATGACCTGTTGAGTGCCTGGATCATCGCTCGTGACACTGACTCCCTGTGCCCAGACGTACATTGCCTGAATGTTGACCGCCCGGTTGATGAGCGGGTTTTTGAGAAACATCAGTCGGCTAAGTTGACAGATTGCGCGAAGACCGCCTCGCGAAAATTCGCGTTCATTGGTCTGCGCGAATCGACGCCATCCGCCGTCCTGTAGTTCGAGTTCGAGATCGTAGAGTTGCTCACGCAGGAGCGCCTGATCTCTCAAACTCTCGTGAAGCAACCGTTCAGTTGCGGTTTCGGTCAGTCGTTTTGCCATCTGAAAAAGAGGGCTGCATGATTAGAGCAGCCCTTCCAGTTGCGAGGGACAACATCAGTCATCGGCTCAAAACCTCGATATGTGGACCCGATCCTCATACGTTAACACCTGCGTTTGTGGCGCGTAAGGCTCAATCGCACTCCACGCAATCACCAACGCCATCACGCAGTCATCATGCTGGCCCGCCGGCGCGCAGTATCGCATGAGCCCGCTCGGCAGCCGCTCCGCTTGGAACGCCTGCAACTCCGCGAGCAACTCCGGATCTGGAATGATTCTGATATCGCCGCGCTCGAAGGCGAGCGCAAGCCCTTCCACCGCCAGAGCCTTGCTCGCGTTCGTCGTGAGGAATGGCTGCACCGGCATGCCATCGCGGTACAGTTGCTCGATGATCGGCTGGCCCATCGAATTCGATTCGGCCAAAATCGCGGACGGCCTCCACCGTTGGCACATCGCCGCCAAACGCCCGCGTTGCACCGCGTAATCAACAGTGCCCCACCGTTCCATCGCTACGACCTCGCGCAACACCGCATCGAGTACCACGACCACAGTGTAGTCCAGCGAGCGCCCCCAGTCCACACCGAACACGTACTCATGGGATTCAATGGGGCCGTCCTGCGGCAACGCGATTGCGGCTTCTCCGACATGCCGAAACACCGCGCCCTCCCAGGACACGAACTGGGCCATGTACTCCTGGGCAAACGCGAGCTCATGAGAGTCTCGTCGATAGTCCTCGATTTCCTCTGGAGCGATGCGCGGGTTCTCGCTGGTCGGCATTTGCCAACTGGCCCAACTCGGCCGCATGGGATCCTGCCCTTTGTCCCACAACGCCTTGAACGCGTTCATGCCCCGTGGTGTGGAGAAGAACCAAGCGCCGCCCCGCAGGTCGGTCAAGCACGGTCGTATAGTGAGCTGCCAAGCATCACCCATATTCGGCACGATAGCGGCCTCATCGATCACCACCTCAGCGTACTTGCGGCCGCGCGCCACGTCGGGATGATCGAGAGACCACATATCGAGCGATCCACCGCCCACTAATTCCAATCGGTGTTCGGTCTGCGAGCAGCGCAATGTTACCTCTTTGAGCACCTGACTGATTCCGCGCCACGTTTCTGCGAGGTTTTTATACGTCGGGGCGAACCATGCGGTCGGCCAACCTTGCATCGCGCGATTGACGAGCCTGTCGATACCGAGCGTTGTTTTCCCCCAACGTCGGCCACAGGATAGCACGTTAAATCGCTTCGCTTCCCGGATCACCCGCGTTTGCGCGGGATGAAGTTCCAGCAGCCGAATCCTCAGGTCTGACATACTCAATCACAATTTTCTGTTCGATGGGCCCAGCACCAGCGCCGGTTACCTCCATCGCCGTGAAGTCGCGTTGGCCGAGGAGTTGTTTTCCCAACCATATGCCCATCGTAGCATTACCGGCCTCCATGAGTCGGTACTGGGCGCGTCGAACACTGAGTCGGCCCATGGCCCGCCCGCGCTCAATGATCTCGCGGAACTTCAGATCGAGTTGAAGCCGCTTCTCCACCGCGCGTTTTGAGATCTGGAAAAACGCCCCAATCTCCTCGATGGTGCAGTTCAGTGCGGCGAGTTTTTCCGCCTCATCGAAATTGATCTTAGACTTGACTGGCATGAAGAATCCTCAATTCCATCGACCAATCGTACATCGCCAACATCACGCGGTGCGCGCCCAGAGGTTCCGCGGTGAACTCCTTGCCGCACTTGCTACAGGTGCAAGTCATTTCGCCACCTGCAATCGAGACTGCTCTGC